TTCTAAACGCTAGTTCACCCAAGGTTGTGTCGGAGGATGTCCAACTTTTATTCTGAGTGTCTTTAATAGTTAGAGTTGGAGTTATCCCAGCAACGTCTAGCTCTGAAACAGGCGAACTAGTACCAATGCCCACATTACCGCTGGAGTCTATGCGCATGCGTTCTGTGTTTGAAGTACCAAAGTACATAAAGCCAGCTTCTCTGTTGAGAAGATAGGTATTTACGCCTGAGCCAAATAACTCAAAACCGTCTGAAGCACCCGTACCTGTGCTGCTATTGGTCAATTTGATAGCTGAACTTGTAGCTGTAGAATTTACATGCAAGTTTGTTCCGTATGTGTTACTAGGCGAACTAGTCCCTATACCCACATTACCAGAGGAGTTGATACGCATGCGTTCTGTGCGCGCGCTATTAGAGCCTGTATTAAACACTAAGTTAAAAGCGGCTAAATTCCCGTCCCCGCCCGCAGTTGACCAAGCGTTTAACTGGGTTCCTTCGTCATCGCCAGAGGCTACACGTAACCTACCTGAAGCAATACCCACGTTTCCAGAGGAGTCAATACGCATGCGTTCTGTGGATGCTGTTGAAGCGTTAGAAGTTTTAAATAACATACTTCCTGCACCAGCCGCGTCTTGAGCAATTAAACTAATGCTTCCACGCGATGCAGCACCAATACCTGAAGCATCGTTAGAGTAAAAGTCTATTTCGCCTATAACTTCATTGACGGCTATAGCAGTGTCAGTGCTTTCAAGGGTAAGAGTTGCCCCTGTGTTAGCTGACAAGTGCATTAAGGAATCAGGCGAACTAGTACCAATACCCAAAGACTCCGCAGACGCATCCCAGAAGAACTTAGGCGTTGTGCCTGTGTCTTCGTAGAAGCTGATGTCTCCTGAGCTTTGGTCTATTGCTAAACGGATACCATCAGCCGCACCCGTGTCTAGCATTTTAGCGATTTGGAAACTGTCTCCAGCACTTCGCAGAAGTGTCCCTTCGTCTGTCTGGTCTGTTTCAAAAAAGCGCAGAGTAGGAGTCGTTGAAGATATTTCCGCTATACCCTCTACAGTAAGCCCATCCATCGTGGCTGTGCCAGTAACGTCTATGCCTGTGGAGGTGGTGGCTAGTTTTTCTGCGTTGTTGTAAAAAACCTGAACGCCTGCATCAGCAGTGGCTTTTAACATATTCTCGCCAGCATACTTTTGAAGGTAAACAGCAGAGCTTCCGCGAATTACTAAATCACCAGTACCTACGTCATCAATGTAACTATTACCACCATCATGGTAAATCTGTAGATCATCACCAGCACCGAACGTAGCCTTCTGTGAATCAGGAAGAGCAATACCAGCGTTGGCTGTGATCTCTGTTGCTGGGTTAGTACCAAGCTCTACAATAGCACCGCCATTGTCTTCAGTAAATAGACGCTTGTCAGCTACGTTGACCGCCAGTTCACCTTGTACAAGATCAGTTGCTGTAGGGGCAGCACCAGCGGTGGAGCTATTTTTAGTTACAATTTTTGTTGCCATGTTTAAATACCTTTAGTAAGTTCCACCGTTGAGTGTACCAGTAGTCATGTTGTCTGCGTTTAAAGTTGAAGTAGACTGCAAAGCTGAGTCAGCCGTTGCACCTTGCGCTGCCGTAGCATAGTCCGTAGCCGCTGTAGTAGCTGCTGTACCTAGCCCCAAGTTCCCTCTAGCCGTACCAGCGTTAGCCAGATCAGACAAGTTGTTAGCCTTTAGTGCTGCTGTGGATAACTCTGCTGCTGCCGCTGTAGCACTGTTAGCTGCTGATGTAGCACTACCAGCCGCTGCTGAAGCACTAGAGGCTGCATTAGTCTCTGCTGTCTCTGCATTGGTCTCAGCAGTAGCCGCAGCCGTTGCACTAGCAGAGGCATTACTTGCCTGTGTAGACGCTGTAGAGGCGCTTGTAGCTGCGTTGGTAGCACTGGTAGCTGCTGCTGTAGCTTGAGTTGACGCAGTAGATGCACTACCTGAAGCTGCTGTGGCACTGTTGCCTGCATTGGTCGCTGCTGTTGATGCTGTAGTAGCTGAACCAGCCGCTGCTGTCGCTGAGTTACCAGCGTTAGTCTCAGATGTAGATGCTGCACTAGCACTGTTACTAGCGTTAGTTGCAGATGTAGATGCACCACTCGCTGAACCAGCAGAAGCTGTGGCTGAACTAGCTGCGTTAGTGGCTGAGGTAGATGCACCAGAGGCTGACGTAGCAGCATTGCTTTCGGAGGTTGAGGCATTGCTGGCGCTAGTGGAAGCCTCTGATGCTTTGGTCGTTGCAGTAGAAGCACTGTTAGACGCACTGGTTGCGCTTGTAACGGCTTCTGAGGCTTTAGTAGTAGCAGTGGCAGCAGATGTGCTTGCGTTGCTCTCAGCAGTCTCTGCGTTCGTCTCAGCGGTTTCAGCATTAGTTTCTGCTGTAGATGCTGCTGTGGCGCTAGTGGCTGAAGCTGTAGCTGAGTTAGCTGATGCAGTAGCACTGTTGGCTGCTGCTGTTGCGTACTGTGCAACACCTGTCGCGCTGTTAGCTGCGTTGGTGGCTGATGTACTTGCTGCTGCTGCTTTGGTTGTTGCGGTTGTTGCGGAATCGCTGGCGCTTACGGCACTAGCGGCTGCATCGCTTGCTTTCGTAGTGGCTATAACAGCTTGAGCTGTGACTGCTAGTAGCGTAGCGTCCGTATTGGAATCGCCCGCACCTCCGTCACCTCTAAATATTGCCATGTATAGCTCCTAAGAAAACAAAAGAAAAGTAAAAAGGGGACTCCGCGAAGAATCCCCTAGTTTGTTACTTGCTTATCCTAAGACTGCTAGGGTAAAGCCTGCTTCTGGACGCATAACTTGAACGCCATACAAACAATCAGCAGTGTAAAGAGTACCAAGGAACTCCTGCTTGTACTGAGTCTGTGAACGAATAGCCTGCTGCTCTGCAAGGACGTTGGTGTCCTTGTGGATCAACTGTGCGCCACGAACACCAGTCTCAAGGACAGGTACGTTGCTAGAAACAAGTACGTCAACACCGTATAGGTTACCGATCTTGCCAGTTACTACGCCTTTGCCGTCTACGAAGTCAGTAGAGTTGTAACGATCTTCGCCCATGATTGCGTTGCGTAAAGAAGGTGGTACTACGAAAGTACGGCCGTCCATAGGAACGTCTGCATCATCCATCTTCTGAATCAAGCCACGGAAAACCGCGTCAGAGAAAGCACCAATGTCGGCAGTTCCGTCAGCGTCATACGCTTCCAAAGCACCAGTAGTAGTGTTGATCTGGAAAGAACCAGTGTTAACAAAGCTAGAACCATCGCCATTACCGAAAGACTTACCCAGAGCAAACAGATCATCATCAACCTGCTTGGCCAGACCATAGCCTGCATCACCAGTGTAGAACTGACGAAGAGAAGCAAGAGCCTGTACTTCGGTAATGTCTTCAATCAAGCGAGAGAACTCAAAGTGCTTGTTGATGTTAATCAGAACTTCTGACTCAACAGTGTTCTGGATGGTTACAGCAGTACCAGCAGCTTTAGCGTGAGCAACGCCACGAGCAGGCTTAGGTACGTGAATGACATCACCTTTCTTACCAGTCATGCTCATCTTCTTAACGGCGTTAGCCATGATGAGGTTAGACTTGTATGCAGCGATTACTTCGTCGCTCCAGATTTCAGGGATGAACTTAGCGGCGCTAGTGTTAGTTACTGCTCCGCCCATATTGGGATATACTGATGTAGTCATGATAATACTTCCTTTAAATAAGAGTTATTGGCGCACTCTTCCTTCGGCATAGGCTTGGGTGATCTCGTCACTCAAGGATAGGTAGCGTTCAGGGTCGGTTTGCATAAGTTTAATAATGTCTGAGCGTCTATAGATTTTACGACTAGCTGCTTCACCACTACCCCTAGCATTACCTGCTGAGGCATTCTTAACTGCGGTCTTGCGACTAGCTTTCTCATTTGTAGCAGTCTGCGCTACTGCACCTTGACGTTCCTTCCAGTTAGTGAAAAGTTCATCAGCAGCTTCGTAGTCATACTGCGTATCCGCTTGCGCAAAGAGCTGTGTACGTATCTTAGAACCTTTAATCCAATCAACAAACTTACCGTCCTGTAGAATCTCTTGCATGTCGGGATGACGTTTTTGCAAATGACCCTGCGCTGTGGATTGTCTATACTGCTGAGATTGTGCTTCAGCAGCTTTGATTGAAGGATGATTCTTAATAGCTCTCTCGACAGCCTTGTCGGGATCAGAGAAAAAGTCTATATCTTCTTCAGGTTGTTCTGGTGCTTGGGTTGTTGTGTCGAGTTGTGTCTGTATGTAGTTATCAACAACTGATCGTAACTCCCCTACTTCACCGCTCTGCTTTCCTAGGAGCTTCTCAGCTTCTTGGTGCATCCTTACAATATCAGCGGTTGACTTTCCTTTGTACTTGTCAGGGATGTCTTCTTCTTGAGGAGTCTCCTGAAGCTCAGGTTCCTCTGTCAGACTACTTGTTATTTCTTCTTCGTTGTCAACGTCTTCTAGACGCTCGTCGTGTAATGTTGCCATTATTAAACTCCGTGAGTAATCTCATTATGGAGGTGTATTATGCAGGGCTTCGGTTAGGAGTTGGCCTTGCGTTCTTGTTGCAGCTTTTGTTCTCTGTTCTTTTCCCACTGTCTGGTCGCACCCATAAAGTCTCCAGATAGAGGGTCTAGCTTAGAACGAACAGCACTTACAATTCTTCTTGCTATCTTGTCACAGTCTAAACAAGGTATGTGGGTACACTCTGAATCTGTATAGCGTTCATTTGTGTGTCCATCTTCACAGCGGTACTCGTAGATAGCCCTCATTAGGCGGCTTCTTCTACTTCTTCGTCCTCTGCTGCTTCCTTGGCCTGTTCTTCGGCTGCTTCGATCTGTGATTCAAGATTAAGTAGGCTGGCAATAACAGCGAGTTGTCCTTTGCGGAAGCGCAGGTCATCGTTGTCTTTAGTTAGCTCTACTGAGTTAATCATTACCGCGTTGTTCTTCAAGTCTTCTTGTAGCTGTTTCCAGCCGTCAGAGGAAAACATCTGGTACATATTACGGTAATATAGTTCAAGTTCTTTGCTAATCATTACTGTTTCTCCTAATAGGACAGTTATTTAAGTGTAGGTTACCTAGTTATTATAACATAAAAGCATAAGAAAGTCAAGCGTTATTTCTTCTTTTTACTTGACTTCTGTGCTGGTTTGTTGTATATAGCGTCCCAATTGCTAGCAAACTTGGCTGAATCGGTCTTTCTAGTGGCACTTCCCTTGCCACCGTGTGTCTGACCCTTCATCGCTTTACTGGCTTCTTGACTGGCTTTTTCTTCTTCTTAGGTGGTCTTCCGACCTTTGTTCCGTATGTACCTGTACCGTATGGCATGTCATTTCCTCGATTTAGCGCCAGAACACTTCCAGCGTTTACGTGATAAGTTATTAGGTGTGTTAGGGTCGTTCTGTTTAGCTTTAGACAAACCCTTCTTAATGCCTAGGCTTCTAGCGCAGTAGCTATCTCCTTTAGAAGTCCCCGCCTTTACACGAGGGCCTCCGTCCTTGGCTTTGCCTGCTTGACCGTAGCTAACCTTCTTACCGCTAGCCGTCACCTTAACCTTTGCTTTGCCCTTTGTTGGCTTTGCCACTGGCTTTCTCCTGTGTCAGGGCCTTGATCTCTTTTTCTAGTTTGTCAACCTTCTTGTTGATTTCGTCAAATCTAGCGTTGACCTGAGCTACTACGTTTTCTAAATCTCTTGTGCTTATCATTGTGGCAATTGTCCTTGTGGTAAGGTTGCTTGTGGGGTTGGTGCTGGCGCTGGTGCTGCTTGTGGCGCTGGCGTTGCTTCTACGTTACCTTCTTTAACAGCTACTTCACGTTCCTTGAGTAACTGCTTAGAGATTTCTAGACGCTTCTGGAACTCCTTGTCATCTGCGTCTCCTGCTTTAAGGTTTGTTGTTACAGCCTTGATACGATCAATCTCAAGCTCTTGTGGTATGGCTTGTGTTTCCATTGCCATCTTCTTCGCTCTAGCAGCAGACTCTTGTGCCTGACCATTGAGTGCAGCAGTCTGTGACGCTTGGAAGGCTGCTTGTTGTTGTTGTGCTGCCTGCTGTGCCTGCTGTGCTTCTGGATTAGGCTGATTGGCTTGCTCAAGTACCTGAATTAACTCTTCACGATTAGACAGGTTCATGTTGTCAATGATAGACATAACCAGCTTAGGATACATAGGAGTGTCTGGAGACATGGTTTGTAGAAGCTGCACAAGCTGTGTAACCTCGTACTCACGAGCAATAATACCTAACGAGCTAGACGTATGGAACTTGTAGTCAGCTACTGGGTACATCTCTGGCTCAAACTGCATATACCTATAAGCTGCTTTCGTCACAAAAGGAATCACAAAAGACTCTTGGAAGTTAATAAGAGTACGCTTATGACGCTTTATGATAGCACCTAGTGACATAGACACACCAGCAGCAGTAGCATCACCATTAACGGAACCAGCAATACCTGCTGAGTCAATAGCGCCTGTAGCTGTCTGTACCATTGTCTGCAAAGCCTGAGCTTGTGCAAAGGTAATCTGATTAACCTGACCAAAGTTAAACGGCTGTAGGATCTCAGCAGGATTACCGTTGGTGAGGATGGTTTTTCCTGGCTGTATAGAAGGTTTAGCGCCTCTAGGCATACGAGAAGCGTCCATTGCCATCATCGGGTGGATGGTTAGTGCAAGAGCGTCAATACGTGCGCGTAGTTCTGCGTCTAACGCCTTCTGGCTGTTGTAGCCTTTCTCA